TTACTGCAGAAGATATTTTGAAGAAGAAATATTTGATACCAAAGATTGTATGATTGATTATGCACTTACAAATAATTTTGTAAAACGATCAGACAATAGGCTATCTCAAGATAACTTTACATACTCTGATTGGTCACTTGGTATTTATGACAAAGCTAGAAATTTATTAGAAGATCCTGTGCTTGTTTTTAAAAGAGAAGCACAGAAGAAAGAATCACTTGATGTCTATGTTAGAAAGATAAGCACGTATGAGCATTATAAAACTTCAGGAGGGGAGAGATCCTTTCTAGATTTTACTGACATGATTGAAAGAGCTTTGCATGAAGTAGAATTTCCTGAGCTAGATGTTTTGATACTTGATGAGGCACAAGACTTTACACCGCTGCAATGGTCATTGATTTATAAAATGTCAGATAGAGTAAAAAGAATTTATCTCGCAGGTGACGATGACCAGGCCATATATCAATGGAATGGTGCTGATACAAAATACTTTACTAAATACTTTCCTGGTAGAAAAGTTGTATTACGTAAGACAAGAAGATTTGGAACTGCAATACATCAATTCTCACAGATAGTTAGAAAAGGTATTCTCGATAGTGTTGATAAGGAATTTGAACCACTTGTAAAAGAAGGTCTTGTAAAAAGATATTTAAGTTTCAAAGAGATACCTTTTGAGAAGGATGAAGGTAAATGGTTTTTGTTAGGTAGGATACACACAACAGTTAATGAGCTTAAAGCATTAGCTAAAGACGCAGGAATATATTTTGCAGATAACAAAGGTCAAAAGTCTTTTGATCAAAATCAATGGTTAGCAATTAAGGCTTGGACTGCTGTATCTAACGGTAGAGAGATAATGAAAAAAGAAGCTGAGGTCATGTACAAATATATACGACAAGTTACAGATTCAGATTACAGGACTCCAAAATTTTGGAGTAACGAACCAGATTATAAGAGATATAATTTTACAGCATTAAAAGAATGGTGTGGTTTAGATTTACCTGATGAGTCACAAAAAAAAGCTTGGTGGTGGATCTTACGTAGAAATTTTAAACCAAGACAAGTAATTTATTTTTTAAGATTATTAAAAAGATACAAACAAAGTAAATTAGATGGTGCGCCTAATGTAATTATAGATACTATTCACTCTGTAAAAGGTGATGAGGCAAACCATGTATTATTATATTCTAAAGCCAATTGGCCTTCTAGTTTTAGGCATAAGAACAAAGATGAGAAATCAAATGAAAAGAAAGTTTGGTACACAGGTGTAACGCGAGCAAGAGATAGTTTGCATTTACTTAGCACAGATTACAAGTATAACTATCCTATTGGTCAAGATTATTTAGTTTATGTACAAGGAGAAAAATGAACCATTTAGATTTGTTTAGTGGCATTGGTGGTTTTAGTTTAGCCTTAGAAAAGGTAGGTTTTAAAACAGTAGCCTTTTGTGAGAACGATCCATATTGTAGATTGTTGCTGCAAAAGCATTGGAAAGGAGTTACAATACATCATGATATTAAAAAATTGGAAGCGAAAGACATTAAAGAGCCAATTGACATCCTCACAGGTGGCTTTCCTTGCCAACCGTACAGTGTTGCAGGCAAACAAAAAGGGACTAACGACAACAGATACCTCTGGCCAGATATGTTTAGAGTCATTAAAGAAGTCAAACCCACCTTCATTATTGCAGAAAATGTGCGAGGAATTATTAACATCCAAGACGGCATGGTATTCGAAACAGTGTGCTCTGACTTGGAAGCTGAAGGTTTCGAAATCCAACCGTTTGTTATTCCAGCTGCAGGCGTCAATGCTCCCCACAAAAGAGAAAGAGTCTGGATTGTGGGCTACTCCAAACACAATGGATCACTTGCCTCCAAGATCAAAAGAGGGAACAATAAAATTGATGACAGGACAACGAAAGGGCAGAACACGTCCATCGAATCTGAGAGAACAAGTGGATCCAGAGACAATGAGATTATGGAGAACTCCAGACGCGAATTGCATGAGAGGTCCAGCATCCGAGAAAAGAATGAAGATGAAATTAGAAAAGAGAATGCCAATAAGTTTGAACGATCAAGTAGCGAATCCACATCTGATGTGGCCTACACCGAGAGCGAACAAAGTGACACCAATAATTACAGACAAGAATCGGGAGAAGTTAGCGAACAGAAACAAATCGAATCTAGAAGAGGTCGTAGCTGGACATTGCGGGAGGCAAGTTGGAGCTCTGAACCCAATGTGGGTAGAGTGGCTAATGGGGTACCCGGCAGGGCATACAGACTTAGGGGATTGGGAAACGCTGTCGTCCCAAAAATCCCTGAAGAAATAGGAAAGGCAATATGGAAAGTACTGAACCAAAACTAAGGATATTATCTTTAGGAGCTGGCGTTCAAAGTTCAACAATGGCTTTGATGGCTGATGCGGGAGAGTTTGGTGACAAACCTGATGCAGCTGTATTTGCAGATACAGGTTGGGAACCTAAACCTGTAATTACTCATTTAGAATATTTGAAAAGTGTAATAAGTTATCCAATACACATTGTAAAAAAAGGTAACATTCAGGATGACATACTCACGGCTCTCGCACCAGGCGGTAACCAATTTGCTTCTGCACCCTTCTATACTTTGAATGAACAAGGTAAAAAAGGCATGGGTCGTAGACAATGCACAAGAGAATACAAGATAACTCCAATCGCAAAAAAGATTAGAGAACTATGTGGCTTAGTACCAAGACAAAGGTTTCCAAAAACAGAACACGTAGAAGTATGGGTAGGTATATCAACAGATGAAATTATGCGTATGAAACCGTCAAGGTTTTGGTGGCAAAAAAACAGATGGCCTTTAATTGAAAAAAAAATGTCAAGACAAGATTGTTTAAAATGGTATGAGGGCAAAGGATTTAAGATACCCGTTAAATCTGCGTGTATAGGTTGTCCTTTTCATGATGACAATTTCTGGATAGATATGAAAAATAATAGGCCAGAAGAATTTGCAAATGCTGTAGAATTTGATAAAAAGATGCGTATGCATAATCCTAAAGTAAAAAATTATGTTCACAGATCATGTGTCCCTTTGGATGAAGTAAAATTTAAAAACGATGATGGGCCTGATCTATTTAACAATGAATGTGAAGGTATGTGCGGTGTTTAAAAATGTAATCATACAAGCTTTAGAAGATAGATATAATGCTCAAATATCTGAAGCTGAAGCGACACTGAAAATATATATGGAAAAACCTGTTGGTATTGGTGAACACCCTCAACATATTGATGAGTGCGATAAACTTATTGAAAAAATATCTAACGCAGAAGAGAAGCTAGAAACTTTACAAGCATTCAAATTATGACAAATAAAGACATGTTTGCTGAAGTGTTTCCACAAGATAAACAAATTGGTGGATCACATTACAAAGAGTTTCATATTCAACCTTATGAGTTTATATCAAAAAACAATCTCTCGTTTTTTCAAGGGAATGTTATTAAATATGTGTGTAGGTATTTGAATAAAAATGGAATTGAAGATCTAGATAAAATAATACATTATTGTGAATTAGAGAAACTAAAAATGAAAGATATGAATGACAAACGTAATCAAAAAAGACATAACGGTAGCAAAACATAAATTTAGAATTGAAATTTATCCACAACTTGATAGTAGTGATCATGTTACATTTGAAGTTTACCCTGGTGATTATAATGCAGCTTTGTATGCATTTAGTAATAAAGAAAAATTAAATAGATTAATTAAAGAAAAACATATATACGAGCCAAAAAAATGACGGGTTTACAATTTACATTTAATTTTAAAAAACATATTTGGTCATGTCCATCAGAGTACAAAGATCTAAGTGCTTACGATGAGATAGCAATTGATTTAGAAACAAGGGATGATGGAATCAATAACAAACTAGGTGCAGGCTGGGCAACAGGTAATGGATATGTAATTGGTTTTGCTGTAGCTGTCGAAGGCTGGCAAGGTTACTATCCATTCAATCATTTTGGTGGTGGTAACATGATACCTGAGCAAGTAAAAAATTACATGAGAGATGTATGTGCTTTACCTTCGCGAAAAATATTTCATAATGCGCAGTATGATGTAGGTTGGTTACAACAAATGGGTATACCTGTAAAAGGAGAAATAGTTGATACCATGGTAGCTGCGGGTATCATAGATGAGAATAGATGGTCTTATAGTTTAAATGCATTAGCAAAAGATTATCTTGGTGAGTTAAAGTCCGAACAAGATTTAAATGAAGCCGCTAAAGATCATGGTATAGATCCAAAAGCTGAAATGTGGAAACTACCTGCGGAGCATGTAGGTTTTTATGCAGAACAAGATGCACGTCTTACTTACCTTCTATGGCAGAGATTTAAACCAGAAATATATAATCAAAATTTAACTACTATATGGGAATTAGAAGCAAAGCTCTTACCTATTTTACTTGAGATGCGTACTAAAGGTGTAAGGGTAGATGTCTTGAAAGCTCATCAACTAAAAAAAGAGTTCCAAGATCAGGAGAAAGAATATCTTTTAAAAATAAAAAAACTAGCAGGACGAGAAGTAGACATATGGGCAGCACGACAAATAGGAGAAGCCTACGACAAACTCGGCATAGATTATCCACGTACTGACAAAACTCATGAGCCATCTTTTACATCCAATTGGTTAGCTAATTCAAAACACGAAATTTCAAAATTTATAGCACAGGCTAGAGAGATCAACAAGTTTCATGGTACATTCCTGGACTCAATATTAAAATACGAACATAATGGGAGAATACATGGCGAGATCAATCAGTTACGTAGTGACAGTGGTGGGACTGTTAGCGGCCGTTTGTCTATGGCTAATCCTAATCTTCAACAGTTA